AAGTATGACCTAGAGGACGAAGAAGCACCAGCTTACCCTGTCCTAAAGAAAGACATTGAAGAACGTATAATACATATCAAAGAGATGGTTAAGCAGGAAGAACCACCGGAGCTTTGCCATGCTACTGTTCCAGACGGTAAGTCAGGCAACATGAAACTAGCTATGGGTTGTTCCTACTGTCACTTTAAGCACGCCTGCTACCCTGAGCTAAGAACCTTCTTATACTCAAGCGGCCCTAGATACTTAACGGAGGTAGTCAATGAGCCTAAAGTCCAAGAAGCACTCTAAACCTGTATATAGGTCTGGGCTTGAGAAGAACTTTGCTAAACTCATGCCCAAGGGTAGGTTCCTGTATGAGCCATATGACATACCCTATGTTACCCACAGGAAGTACAAGCCAGACTTTGTGGACAAGAAGACAGGGGATGTCATAGAAACTAAAGGGTTCTTTAGAGCAGGGGATACACAGAAGTACACTGCTATCCGTGATATGATAGCACCTACTAAGTTAGTATTTGTATTGTCTGATCCTAATAAGAAAGTTAGAAAGGGTTCTAAACTTACAATGGGACAGTGGTGCAGCAAGGAAGGGTTTGATTTTTACACATTAGATGAGTATGTAGAACATGTCACTGACAATGGATGAAATTAAAGAACGTGTATTAACACGCTACGACATAGACGATCTTCTTACTTTACTGGATGTTACAGCGGAAGAAATAGTAGACAGGTTTGAAGATAAATTTATTAACAGGCTGGCTTTGTTTGAAGAAGAACTAGAGGGCCAGGAACTGAATGATTGGGGAGACGATGATGACCAAGAGTATTGATGATGAATCACCGGAAGCATGGAACAGGATAAACAAATGGCACCGCAATGGTCCAGACCAGCATCCTTTGTTCCCTACTAAAGATGAAAAGATGCCGGAAGCAAAGATGGCAAGCAGCTACACGCGCCAAGGGTATAAGTTTAAGACTGCTTGGGGTGACGATGATGTAAACAGCCCTGCACACTATGCAGACCAAGGCGCTGTAGAATGTATTGACGCTATGGAGTCTATGTTATCCAGAGAAGAATTCATAGGCTACCTCAGAGGTAACTCATTCAAGTACAGGTGGCGGTGCAGGGGCAAGGGCAACGCTGTTAAAGACCTACGCAAAGCACAATGGTATGAGAACAGACTGATGGCACTACTGGAAAAAGAAGAGACACTAGATGACAAATAAGATTGGACAACAGGATTACCTAGGCATAACCATTGACTATGCTAGAGAAGATAATCTAAACACTTTCTCAGTAGAGACACTCAAAGATAGATACTTATGGCAGGATGAAACCCATGCACAAGAAGCATTCGCAAGAGCCTCAGTCTATGGCGCAACGTATCAAGAGTATACTGACTACGATCTTGCACAGCGACTTTACGACTACAGTAGCAAGGGCTGGTTTGGTTTTAGCACTCCTATACTTAGCAACGGGGGAACCACTCGCGGTTTACCTATTAGCTGTTTTCTCAATTATGTTCCTGATTCGCGTGGCGGTCTATCTTCTCATTATGATGAGAACATATGGCTGGCAAGTGGAGGTGGAGGCTTGGGAGGCTATTGGGGTGATGTTAGGAGTAACGGGGTTTCTACTGCTAACGGTAGTCAGTCTACTGGTAGCATCCCTTTCATGCACGTTGTAGACAGTCAGATGCTAGCCTTTAACCAAGGCGTTACAAGAAGGGGTAGTTATGCGGCGTATATGGACATCAGCCACCCAGAGATTGAAGAATTCATTGCTATGCGAAAGACCACTGGCGGAGATCTTAATCGTAAATGTCTTAATCTACACAATGGTGTTAACATTAGTGATGCCTTTCTCAAGCGTGTAAAGAATGATGATAACTGGAGACTCATAGACCCTAAGTCTAAGCAGGCTATCAAGACTGTATCAGCTAGGGACTTGTGGTGGCAGCTACTGCACACTAGAGCAGAGACAGGTGAACCATACATTGTAAACATGGACAGGTGTAATGAGGCATTACCTGAGTCTCAGCAGGAGCTAGGCTTAAAGGTACGCCAGAGTAACCTATGCTCAGAGATTACACTACCTACAGGTGAGGACCGTACAGCAGTCTGCTGCCTCTCAAGTGTTAACCTAGAGTACTTTGATGAATGGAAGGATCACCCTATGTTCATTGCTGATCTAGTTACCATGCTAGACAACATCATTGAACACTTTATTGACAATGCTATCCAGACTGTAGGCATAAGCGAACAGTGTGATAGCTTACAGGAGTTTATGTATCATGTTGCAGATGATAAGAAGGGCTTTGCAAAGGCCGCTTATAGTGCATATAGAGAACGCGCAATTGGCCTTGGAGCAATGGGGTTTCATAGTTACTTACAACGTAATAGCATTCCTTTTGAAAGTATGTACGCGTCCTCCTTCAATAACAGAGCTTTTAAACATATCAAAGAACAGGCCAGTGAAGCAAGTAAATTTCTTGGTGAGATACGCGGCATTGCACCTGATATGGATGGTAGCGGTATGCGTAATTCTCACCTTCTTGCTATTGCTCCTAATGCCTCTAGTAGCATTATATGCGGTGGAACGTCTCCTTCAATTGAGCCTACAAGGGCTAACGTATTTACGCACAAAACGCTGACAGGATCATACAAGGTACAGAACAAGTACTTGATGGAACTACTAGAGTCTAAGGGCATGAACAATGAGAAGACTTGGAAGGATATTGCGGCTGCTGAAGGATCTGTGGCAGAGCTTGATGGACTTACTCAAGATGAGAAAGATGTATTCAAGACTGCACCTGAACTGAATCAGATGTGGATTATTGAGCACGCCTACCAGCGTCAGAAGTATGTATGCCAGGCACAGTCTGTTAATTTATTCTTTAACCCACCACCGGCTACAGCACCACAGGAGGTACATGATGAGTATCTGGAGTATGTTAACAGCGTACATTGGACAGGAGCTAACAAACTCAAATCTATGTATTACCTGCGCTCTACGGCAGCTAGAAATACAGAGAATGTTAACATTAAGATACCAAGAATTAACCTTGAGGAAGGGGAGTGCCTAAGCTGTGAAGGATGATCACCCAATATATAGAGCATTGTTCTATATACAAGAGACTAATGAACATGTAAGATGGCCTGAGTTTATAGAGTACTATAGACAGCAAGATAGAGAAGTAGACTATGATACCTACTGCTATCAGATGTGGGCCAGTTACATGGACAACCAGAAGAAAAGAGAACTGTATCCTTTAAGATACAGAGAATACATAAAAAAGTATAAAGACTTACTGGAGGAAGGATACAATGATAGATTCAAAGATAACGGCACTTAAAGGCTACTATAGCTCTCTGATTGATATACATAAATCTGAATTACAAGTGTATATTGATAATCCAGCAGCTATAGGTGACCATAGTAACCTAGTGGAGACTATGGATACACTAGTAGGTAAGATAGCTGATGCAGAAGACAAGCTAATAGTATTGGAGACACACTTCAGTGAGTAATATAATTAAACTAGCACCTGAAGCAGCGGATGCAGATGATATACTAGAGGACGCTAAGGGTAACTTCAAAGAGCTTATAATCATAGGATGGGATAAGCAGGATGATTTTCTTAGAGCCATGAGCAGTTCTTCTTTGAGCAGTGCAGACACTGTATTCTTAATGAAGCTATTTGAAACAGCGTTAGTAACTAACGTACTACAGGACGCATGATGACTGAAGATCTAGTACACAAGATAAACCTCTGGAGCATGTCTAGGGGTATCATAAACAACAGCACACCACTGGCACAGTTTGCAAAGCTAGTGTCTGAGGTAGGTGAGCTAGGGGATAACATAGCCAAGCAGAGGCCAGTGTTAGATGACATTGGTGACTGCCTTGTAGTGTTGAATACACTTGCAGTTATGCACGACACTACGCTGGAGGAATGTATGACAGTAGCCTACAATGACATCAAGGACCGCAAAGGTCACATGAACAGTGAAGGTATATTTATTAAAGAGGGAGATGTAGCGTGAGCCTACTAGGAACAAGAGATTACTACAAACCATTTGAGCATCCTTGGATGTTTGACTACTACTCACAGCAGAATCAGATGCACTGGTTCCCAGAGGATGTACCTCTGCACAATGATGTGAAAGATTGGCAGACTATGACTGCTGAAGAAAAGAACCTGCTTACACAGATCTTCAGACTGTTTACACAATCAGATGTAGATGTTAGCTCTGGTTATGTAGATAGATACATGAAGATCTTTAAGAAGCCTGAAGCCCGTATGATGATGGGTGCCTTTAACAACATGGAGTCCATACATCAACATGCCTACAGCCTACTACTAGACACCGTAGGAATGCCTGAGGTTGAGTATAAGGCGTTTGCAGACTACGAGGCTATGGCAGCCAAGCATGAGTACATTGACTCTATAAAGGTCACTAAAGGAGTCAAGAGAAGCGACAAGAGAAGCATAGCTAAGGCACTTGCCGTGTACTCTGGGTTCACTGAAGGTCTACAGTTGTTCTCTAGCTTCATTATCCTACTGAACTTCCCTAGGTTTGGTAAGATGAAGGGCATGGGTCAGATCATTACATACAGCATCAGAGATGAATCACTGCATGTAGAAGCAATGACTAAGCTGTTCAGAGAGTTTATACAAGAGAACATAGACATCTGGGACGATGAGTTCAAGGCTGAGATCTACCAAGCTTGTAGGGAGATGGTGGAACTAGAGAACAGATTCCTGGACCTAGTGTTTGAGCAAGGGGATATTGAAGGATTGACTAAGGCAGAGATGATGCAGTACATTAGGTACATTGCTGACCGTAGACTGCTACAGCTAGGACTAAAGCCTAACTA